ATCTCATCCAGTAGTAAAAGGCTCACGAGCTAATCCAGTCTTCAATCAAACTCAACCAGGATCATTTAATATTGTTACAACTAATAGTTTAGGTGCCGTATCTAGCACACCTATTACAGTTGAGCAAGGTGATTCAACACCACAAATTGTTGCTAAAATTGAAAATGCTTTTGTAGCAACTGGACATATTAGAGCAAGAGACGTAGCAGGACGCTTAGAAATTTATTCAAACGGAACTGACGGTGCTGGAAATAGCGTTGATACAATCTCAATGGTAAACGTACCAGGCGCTGATAACCCAGGTGGTCCAATGTCAGAAGAAGGTCTTGACATGGAATATGATACAGCCACAAACCAAGGCTTTTATAATGTTCCTAAGTTACAGATTTCACGACATACAAATGTACCAGAATTTAAAACATCAGACGATATGCCACGTCCATCTGGTTCAATATGGATGAAAACAACTACACCTAATTTAGGTGCTAACTATACAATTCGCAAATGGAATACATCAACTCAGCTATGGGAAGACCAGACTGTTCCAATTTTTAGTTCTCACGAAGAAGCTTTATATCAGTTAGATCGTGCCGGCGGAGGTTCTAGTTTACTTGCAGGTAATATCTATGCTTTAACCAATGTTGCAGATGACGATAATGTAAAAGCTACTGTAAAGTTTTATCGTAGATCAGATATTGCACCTACATCAGTAACTGGTATTAAGATTAATGCTGATGTTATCACAGCTGGAACACACTCATTTAAAATGTCAGCAACTGATGCAGGCATATTAGATACAAGTGATAAGGCTACCATTACAGCAACTTACGATGGCGAATATACAGATGCTGACATTTTAGCAAGTGCTATCAATGATGCTAATGTACCAAATGTTCGAGCTCGTGTAAATGTCCATAACAAAGTAGTTATTGAACACGCACTTGGTGGCGAAATTTTGTTTGAATATGACATAAGCATGGGAGCAAATGTTCTTTACCAAGCTGGCTTTGTACCAGAAGTAAATGGTATTGGTGCTACAAACTTGTTCTATGATCACGGTACAGATGAAAATTCATCTCCAATACACATGCGAGCTTCACTATGGCATGTATTAAAATATAATTCTTCAGACAACGAATTATTATCAGCTACGGAAGACGGCGCACTATGGTACAATTCAATTGTTGACGAAGTAGATTTATTGATTCATAACGGACACGAGTTTGTTGGATTTTTATATGACGGCGAGTCAGGAATGAGTCCACGACCATCTATTTACTACAACGCAGATGAATCTTTACAAACAGATCCAGCTGGTCCATTGGTAATGGCATCAGTTCCTTTAACTCAAAGTGATAACACTCCTTTAGTATCAGGAGACATTTGGGTTGACACGTCAGACATAGAAAACTATCCAAAAGTTTATCGTTATAATGGTCTACGTACTGACTTACCAGTTGAAAATCGTTGGTTTGAATTAGACACATCTGATCAAACAACTGAAGATGGAATTATTTTTGCTGACGCTAGATACAATACAGCAGGCAGTAATTCACACGAAGCAGGAGAGATCTCCAGCTTATTAATGTCTGATTATGTTGATCCAGACTCTCCAGATCCGGCTCTATACCCAAAAGGAATGTTGCTGTGGAACCTGCGACGAAGTGGATTTAACGTCAAGAGATATGTAAAAAATTACATTGATCGTGCAGAGAAAAATATTCGTTATAACGACCAACCAATGGGCGATATTACTACAGGTGTATACTTCCGAGATCGTTGGGTTACAGAATCTGCTAACCAAGACGACGGATCAGGCTCCTTTGGATATAAAGCGCAAAGAAAAGTTGTTGTACAAAAACTACAAGCAATGGTTAACTCTAACGAAGAGATTAGAGATGACGAATCACGATTGTTTAACTTAATGGCATGTCCAGGTTATCCAGAACTTATTGGTGAAATGAATAGTCTAAACTACGATAGAGGCTTAACAGCATTTATTGTTGGTGACTCTCCATTTAGATTAGAACCATCTGGAACCTCTTTGTTAAACTGGTCATCTAACCAAAACCTTGCAGTTGAAGATAATGATGCTGGGTTAGTATCAGCTGATCCAAACATAGCAGTATATTATCCTTCAGGTTTCACATCAGATAACTTTGGAAACAATGTTGTTGTACCTGCAAGTCATATGATGCTTAGAACTATTGCATTATCAGATCAAGTTAGCTATCCATGGTTTGCACCAGCAGGAACACGCCGAGGTAATATTACAAATGCTACAGCATCAGGATATATTACAGACGAAGGCGAATTCCGCTCAATTGCTTTAAATGAAGGATTGCGTGATACATTGTATGCTAATAATGTTAATCCAATTACATTTATTACAGGAGCTGGATTGGTATGTTTTGGACAGAAGACCAGACAACTTACACCAAGTGCATTAGATAGAATTAATGTTGCACGACTTGTAATTTATTTACGATCGACATTAAAAGTTTTAGCTAAGCCATATTTGTTTGAACCAAACGATAAAATTACACGTGATGAAATCAAACAACAGGTAGAAACAATGTTGCTGGAATTAGTTGGCTTACGAGCACTATATGACTTCTTAGTTGTATGTGATGAGACAAATAATACACCTGCAAGAATTGATAGAAACGAGTTGTATGTTGATATTGCAATTGAACCAGTAAAAGCTATTGAGTTTATATACATTCCAATACGTATTAAAAACACCGGTGAGATTGCTGGACTATAATATCATAAATAATATTAGTTAGGAGTTATGAAAAAATGTCAATAGCAACTTTATCAAAGATGACAGTACCTTTAGGATCCGGAGACTCTCCGGTTTCTCAAGGCCTGTTGATGCCTAAACTCCAATATAGGTTTAGGCTATCATTTAACAATTTTGGAGTTTCGACTCCAACTACTGAGTTGACTAAGCAAGTAATTGATGTAACTAAACCAACTGTAAGTTTTGATCCTATTGTGCTTGATGTTTACAATTCACGTGTAAACTTAGCAGGTAAACATACTTGGGATCCAATTACAGTTAATTTAAGAGAAGACGTAACAAATCATGTACAGCGACTTGTTGGTGAGCAACTACAAAAGCAAGTTGATTTCTACGAGCAATCATCTGCTGCTTCAGGTTTAGATTACAAGTTTACAACTACGATAGAAATCCTAGACGGTGGTAACGGTAGCCATGTAGCTACAGTATTAGAAACCTTTGAACTATACGGGTGCTTCATTGAGAATGCAGCTTATAATTCATTGAACTATTCTGCTTCTGAACCTGTCACTGTTACATTAAGCATTAGATATGACAATGCTATCCAGTCACCACAAGGTACTGGTATTGGATCTGCTATTGGTAGAACAATTAATACGCTATCAACTGGCGGTGGTATTTAATCATAAGGAGCTCCGGCTCCTTGTATTTTATCTAATACAATGAACATATTTGACGGATTTCTTGATAATCTAGGCCAAGGTATTCTTAATCCCAAAGGTAACTTTGGAGACTACCAACACGCCTCACGAACCTTCAATCTTAATCAATTTAGACTTGCACCTAAAGTTAAGTTTCTCTATCATGTCTTTTTTGACATTAATCGAGATGCAATCAACACTCTTCTACCAAGTTGGTTAGAACGGCACACACTTGAGTCTGGCCTTATGGTTAGACAAGCACAACTACCAAAGTTTACAGTTAATGTTGAAACTCTAAAGAAATATAATCGCACAAAACAACTTCAAACAAGCATATCATATGATCCGTTGACATTAACATTTCATGATGATAACTTAGGTATGATGGCTGGATTACTTGAAGCATACAACAGATACTATTATGTTGATGCTTGGGGTAATGAGCAAATCGTAGCAAATAGTTATAATAAGCAGTTTCCAACAAGCCAAAAAATAGGATCTATGGAATCAGCTAAGATGACATACCTAGAGTTAGGAGATAATACTTATAAAGGAGCACCGTTTAATAAGTCATTCCACGGTTTAAATACAAATCCAAGGTCACCATTTTTTAATAATATACAAATTAGTTTAATGACTAAAAAAACATTTACAAGATTTACACTTGTAAATCCAATATTAGAGAACTGGGATTATGGAGATGTAGATTATTCTGCCAACGAGCCAAACCAATTGAACTGTACTGTAAAATACGAAACAGTATGGATCGACAGAGGAGCAACGCAAGCTGGTAAAGGTATTACAGGAACATCACCTAAAGGTTTTGGAGATTTGGCACACTACGATGTTACACCATCACCTCTTAGCATATTTGGAGGCGGTGCAGTAAGCCTAACATCAACTATTGGTGCTGTAGGTGAGATTGTTAATTTATTTAAGGACGATGACGGAAGCACACAAGGACAACTTTTTGATTACGGTGGAACTGACG